TGCGCAAAAGCTCAGCCATGTCACGCCCATCGGTTGTATTAGGCAAGCTTGCTTCTACCCGCAGACCAACCTCGTCCTCGTAAAGCTTCATTGTGCCAGCACGAGTAGATGCCAGCACGCGTCCTGAGTCGTGATTGACTAACAACTTGACATCGTTGCGTGAACGTAGCGAGCGCCGGAAAGCGCCGGGTTCGATTGTCTCAATAAAACCACCCAAGTCTTCTGATGGTGAGTTGAACTTGGCGGCATAACCAACAAAAGTCATGCCATCGCCTTCGGCTCTTAGCTCAAAGTCAGCGTCAAAGTTTCTTGTCTCTTGCTTCATGTTTGCTCTCTCTTGTTCGGCTTCTAGTCTAGTCACTACACCTTCGGCGTAAGCCATCGCGCGTCTTGCGGAACGCTTTGTTGTTCCACCACCCCACAATGCCATTGCAACAACTCCAGGTGAAGGGAAGTTTTCTGAGTTAGGGTTTGCGTCAGGTGCATCAAGGTCAACTAAGTGCCTCGCAATCCAAGCTGCAATGCGAACCCACTTGTCAGCGGAAACATTGCCTTCGGCCATTGCGCGGGCTTCGCGTATTGTGCGGTCAACTAAGCCGTCGCCGCCAAGTCCCTCTGCATACCACTGCAAACCTCTACGAGCAGAAGCTCTCATGTAGGCAGGTGCTTCTAGGTTTACCTGACGAACCTCGTCATCGTCCTCGTCATCTTCATCCATGGGCTCTGGCAATGGGTCAATCTTTGTGAGGGTCGAGAACTTGTGTCCAACATAAACATCAGTGTCATCCCAACCGCCCTCTACTCTTTGGTAAACCTGAATCAAAGCGGCTGGGTCGTCAGGAGTGCCTGTGATTGTGAAAGACGAATCAGGGACATTTATTGTGCCGTCTCGCTCAATTTGAACAATCTCGCCCCTAGCGCGACCACCTGAGCTATTCCACGAAACATAATCGCCAACCTCTAGTTCAGTTGGCCTTGCTCTTTCGCCACCAGGTTCAATGCCCTCAGCGATTGAGACAGCGACCATTTGGTCAATAGCGTCTTGCTTGGTTGTGTGGCAACCAATTACTTCGCCGTCTTCTTTGATAGTTGCCCAGCCTGGGCAGTCAGCTGATTGGTCAGTTATGAAGTATGGCATTAGCCGAGCCTCGCATTCACAGTTATTGTTCCCCCTAGTGCAACCGCTGTTCCGTTTATTGTGATGCCGCCTGCGGCTGTGTTGATGCTTATTGTCTGAGTTCCTGAGTCATAAACAATTGGAGAAATTGCAGCTACAACTCCGGACGGCCCCTGTGGCCCTGTCGCTCCCGTTGCACCCTGCGGGCCTGTCTCGCCTTGAATACCCTGTGGCCCCTGGGGGCCAGTAGCACCGGTAGGCCCAGCCGGCCCAGTATCTCCTGTATCGCCCTTGACCCCTTGAATACCTTGGTCACCCTGCGGGCCTTGCGGCCCCGTGGCTCCGGTTGCACCCGTGTTGCCCTGTATGCCCTGTATGCCCTGTTCTCCCTGTGGCCCCTGAGGCCCAGTAAGTCCGGTGTCTCCCTTGTCGCCTTTGTCGCCCTTAGCGCCCTGGATACCCTGTGGCCCGGTGTCGCCTGTGTCGCCTTTAGGGCCAGCGGGGCCGGTTGCGCCTGTCGCGCCGGTTGCGCCCGTGTCGCCTTTTAGGCCTTGGATACCTTGCGGCCCCTGCGCCCCAGTTGCACCTGTCGCTCCGGTGTCTCCTTTGTCTCCTTTTGGTAGAACAAAGTTCAAAGTTTGCGATGGTGCTGTTCCTGTAACCGTAACCGCTGCGACTGTCCCGCTAGTAACCGTTCCAACTGATAGAACCGTTGGCTGCCCTAAGACTGTTTCATTGACCCAGAGATTAGTTGCGGAATCATAAACAAGCGACTGTCCATCGGTTAGGCCATTGAACTTGACATCGTGAAGTTCGTCTAGTTCGTATCCGTTCTGAATATTGACAAACAGAACTCCATTGTTCTGATTAGCTCTAACGCAGTATCCAATAAAGACTGAGTTATTTGGCGGGACTGGCTTTGTGGAAGTTAGACCACCTGGCACTGTTGGGGAAAGCCAAACTGCTGCACCTTCGGTTAGTCCGTTCGTGTTTATGTTTCTGACAAGTCCAAAGCTAGCAGCGAATCCTTTGCTTCCACCACTAATTGTCTCTGCCATAACTGCAATGGTTTTTGAGCTAGTAACCTCTGAGTTTGCCTGAGCGTATGCAACAAGTTTGTTATTGCCATCTGAGCCTGTGACATAAATGGCCTTACCCTTAGTGCGTTCGCTACCATCCGAAGACTTTGCCAAAATGAAAAGCTCTTGCCCGACATTCTGATTCACAGTCGGGGTCATGCCCAGCTCTAGCGTCTTGTCTGCGTCATTCCAGCCAATGCGACCAACTGCAATAGAAGGAACTGAATTGACATTGAACTGGATGTAAGCAGGCTCAGCGATTGCGGTTGCGCCGATGATGTTGTCTACAAGTGTGGCTTGGTTCTGATTTACGACAGCAGCGAATGTCCCGCTTGTGCTTATAGTTGCGGTATTAGGTGCTGTGACTTGAACAATGCTTGTGCCACTTGTGACTGTGATTACGCTCACCGAGTTACCTCTGGGTCAACATTGAAGTTGCCTTCTAGCAAGCGTGTGACATAACCTCCTGATGTCACTAGCTCTAGGTCATAGACATACTGCCCAGATGGAACACCTGCGGTTGTTGCAGCGGAGATGTCAAGCAAAATTGAGCCGGCTGTTCCGCCAAGCGTAATACCCGTGCCAGATGTCAGGCTAATAACAGGCGTTGTTGAATCATAAGTTTCCCTTACCTGCATCCTTGCCGAGTAGCCAGTCAAATTGACTGCTGTTCCGTTCAAAGTCCAAGTCAGGTTGTAATCAAAAGTTGCGCCTTGCCAGCAGTTTAGGTTTAGCGTTGCAGGTGCTTGCATTATCCCTCCGGATAGACAGAAGTTGGGTCGGCTGGGTTTATTTGTGCGACACCCTGTAGCTGAACGCTAGGCACGCCAGTATGTCCAATAGCAGGCAAGCCCATGGCTGCGAGGGTCTCGGCAGGGTCAAAGCCTGAGTTGATAAGTTTTTGCGCCATTGCAACTCTTTTATCGGTTGCGACCAAATCCGCTGCGTCAATGTTCACATTTGATAGTGGCACTCTCAGCACGTCTCCACCGTCTATCTTTGACAGGCCTTCGGCAACCCTAGCGTCGTTGGACGTCAAGATACCAGCCTGAATACCTTGAGAGTAAGCGGTAAAGCGTGACTGCACGTCTCCACGCAAAAGGCTATTCATGTTGAACTCAACAAAAGCGCCCTGGCCATTTGGGTAGACCTGTAGCAATGTTGAAAGGGAGTTTTCAATAATTGCGACGTATGGTCTCAAAGTGTGTGTCACAAATTCAATTTGAGTAGCCTCAACCGATGAGTAAGTGTTTGTGCCAGGCAGGTTCAACATGTGTGAAGGTATGTTCCAAATCCTGCAAAGGTCTTCGATAAACATGCGGCGGGAATCGAGTAGTTGGCTGTCCTCTGGATTTACACCAATGTCTTTTATGTCAAGGCCAGAGTGCAGCACGATGGTTTTGTGTGCCTTACGCCAACCGCCATGTCTTGCGTCTACCGACTTGGCTAACATTTTGGCTTGGTCTTCGGATAAAGATTGCGGGGTTACTAGGGCGTAATTACCCGATGCGCCTTGTCCAAAGAAACGCTGGGCGTATGAATCTAGGGCAAGTCCTAATCCCAGTGCGTCCTTCATTGCCTCTACGCGCGATACGCCACGGATAGCGCCAGGTCGCATTACTGATTCAACAATGTGGAGTATTTCGTCAGAGGTGTAAGTCTTTTGGTCTTCCTCATAGGTAAACATCACGCGCCCATTGCGGTTGCGCTTTACTTCAATCTTTGTTGGGTTGAGCACCATTAGGTTTATTGGCAAACCGTCTTCGTCCCTGAAAATTCGTATAAAGGCGTTGCCGTCCAACATGAGAGACGAAATTATTGAGCTGATAAATGGCGTGCGGTCTACAAAGCTAATGTCTGGTCTGTTTACCCAATCTGGCTTTGGGCGCATAAGTAACTTTTGTCCATCGCGTCTTAGCCAAGCGTCCATAGGCAAGGTAGAGATAGTGCCTGCAATAAGGGAAATGGCCGCAGATACTCCGGCTAACTTATAGACATTCTCTTCGTCAATAAAAGTCCCTGAGTTGTTTTGCAAATCAAAGTCAAGCCCAGCGCCCCAAAGGCTGTTAGGCGTAACTGCTCTTTTCTCGAATAGGTTATTGAGCATTTGTTCTCTCTAGTGCTAGGCCGAATAGAACGGAAAATACCCCTAAGCCAATTAGGCCAAGAGGCAAAAAAATCATTCCCAAACCGGTGCTAATTAGAACTGCGCCCGCAACCTGTAAGGCTGTTACCACTTTAGAAGACATAGACACCCGGAGTTAGTTGTTCGGGTTCTATTCTACTTGTCGTCGCCCTGTCAAAGGCAATAACCGCTGCTACGGCTGCGTCGATGCGTCTAGAGGAAGCCCTGTTTTCTTTTACTATCCTGACCCCAAGGTTGTCGGACTTTACAACCGCATTTGATAAATGCCTTGCAAGTATTGGGTCGCCGTCGTGTATAAGCCTGCCCTCAACTACGGCGTCGAACATTTTTGCGCAGGCAGGAATCATTCTCCTGGCATTGGTCGAAGGGTATTCGACAATTGGGTAGCCTTCCTCTGCCAATACTTGCATCGAGCGTTGCCAGCGGTAGGGGTCACAGACAATCTCTTTGACATTTAGGTTTGCCTTTACAAACTCCCTAATTTTGTTTTCGACGTCCAAAATGTCTACTCGCCATAAGTCGTCGTGTATGTTTGGGTCTTTTTCCCACGCGTGAATCATGAATACTTGCGGCTTTTCCTCAATAGTTGCCCCAACCAGGACAGTCGAGTCGCCGCTAAATGAGCCGTCAAAGCCAATTATGTAGTCCTTGCCTGCAATGTTTACCTCGCCAGCGCAGGCGTCCCATGTGCCAGTAGGTAGCCAGCTAACTTGCGAGCTGACCCACTGGTTGCAACGCTTTGTTCTAAACTCCGCCTCGGGCGTGCGCCTTACAGCTGATTCAAAGTCGGCTGGGTCTGACAAATCTCCGAAACCTGGGTTTGCCAATTTCCATGTCTCGGGGTCGCGATGGTCTGCATCTGCCGGTGCTTCCCACCACGCCATAAAGAAACTTGGGTCAGAAACTTCTCCGCGGGCGACACGCTGGCCATACTGATAAAGACTGTAGGCAATTGAATCTTGTCCAGTTGAATCTGTCTTTACCCCCGCTGTGGTAATCGCAACTAAATGTGCAAGCGACCCTCTCGCGCCCATAGCTAGGGACATCACGTCAAAAAGTTCTCTATTGGGTTGTGCGTGTAACTCGTCAAACCAACATGCGCTTATGTTTAGACCCTCAGCGCTAAATGCCTCAGCAGAGAGCACGCGGTAAATTGACCCGGTTGAGGGTATCTCAATTGCATCTCGGTAAAGCTTTGCCAGTTTTAGCAATTCTTCATTGGCTTCCACAATGCGCTTAGCGTCGCTAAAAACTATTCTTGCCTGCTCCCTGGTTGCGGCTACTGAATAAGTTTCGCCACCGGCAGGGCCAAAGTATGTGTCAAAAATTGCCATGGCTGAGGCTATGGCAGACTTACCGGACTTACGAGGCATGCCCACTAGGTTTACGCGCGACCTAAAGCCCTGCCCGTCGCTGGCGTATAAATGCCTAATCAAATCTTTTTGCCACTCGCGTAGGACTAGTTTTTCACCTTGCTTACCTGCTACGGAGTCTTTGGTAATAATGCCAAAGCCCTCAATAAAGTCAACGACAAGGTCACCCTCGCCCTGCTCAATTGCCTCAGGTGGAACTGGTGTCAACCATTGCGGCGGAAACACGGTTTGCCTTCCTTTGCATTAGTTCCTCTAGTTTGCTTGCAGCCTTTACCTCTGCCACGCCTAGCCGGCTACGGTCGGCAGGACTAAAGCCCAAGAGTGAAAGGTTGGAAACAATTTGGCGGTCAAGTTCTCTAAGTCCCCTACGGAGTTTGGGGTCATCCGTTTGCATAACCTTTACGCGCAAGTTCCAGCGCTCGTCAATCATTTCGCAAGTCATAAGTAGCAACTCGCTGTCAGTGTTTGGGCTAATCCATGTTGCGCCCATAGTCCAAACTTTATCCCAAAGCTCTTGCCCGTATTTGAGAAGTGGGCGAGACGGTTCGGGCTTTTGTGTTATGCGTGCTAACTCAATTGCATTTGTGGGCAATGCTCGCTTGCCTGGGTTGCCCAAGGCACGCTTTTGCTCAATTGGTTTAGATGGTCTGCCAGCCGGCATTATGCCTCGCTAGCTTGGAGCCCTGCGGTCGGAGTTGCACCGCCCTTTGTCTCATGGATAGAGGCCGCATCGCTAACTATGCTTGCAGGGCGCATTCCTTTATACATCCTTGCGCCGACTTTGTCAATCGTGTCGTAAGGCAAAACATTGACGGCTAAGCGCTTAGCGTCGTCTTTGTTGTAAAAGTAAATGTAGCGCAATTGGTAGCCGGTAACTGGCTGCCAAGTAGAGAACTCTTTTTTCATGTTGCGGTGATAGGCCGTTATTGTGTGCATTACTTCCCCTGTCTCGGGGTTCATGCGCAACCCCTCATTTGGCTTTATGCCTGTAAGCAAAAATCCACTTGCTCTATAGATTGTGCCGTCGCCACATTGAGCACCGTCGGCAAAACTTATTACCCACTCTAATTGTGGCAAGTGCTTTTTCAAAATCTTTAGGCTTATTGCTATTGCGCGACTTTCAGCATTTTTAGGTAATGCGTCTGTAAAGGCCATTCTGTTTAGCTCAATAAAGCTTTCCCATTTTGTATCTTTGACCAATCCGAGCATTTGTTTTTTTGCTAGGCAAGGGCCGTATTGCATTACGCCTTCCAGCTTCCCAAAGTAATAAATGCCAATGTGTATTTGACTATTGGGGACAACCTTGCCGCTGTAATGCACGCGCTTTACAAAGTCATTAGCGACTTGGGCGCTTATTGGTTTTAGGACAATCGACTTAGCCGACATCGCCTAGCCACAATTCCACAATGCGGGCAAGCGCATTGCCGTTAGCGTTTGTGTTGCCTGTGTCGCCAAAGTCCCCAATGCTCTTTGACTTAGCCAAAGCTTCCCTCACCTTCTCAGCTTGCCAATTGTGCAGGGTAAAAGTTATCTGCTCAATCTCACCCTTCTCCCCAAGTAGTCCGTCAAGGGCTGCGGCAAACTCGTCCTCGCTTACCTGCTCTTGGGCAAAGCCAAACTCAGCTATGTCTATGCCGTCGGCCTGTAACTCAATTAGCTGCGCCCCTAATACCTCTGGTTGCCAGGCTGCTAATTCTGCCGTGCGGTTGTCGGCTAGGGCGTATGCCTTTACCTGGGCAGGCGACCAGTCAGCGGGGATTTTGACAACTGCCACCTCTTGCCAGCCAAGCTCCTTAGCGGCTGCTACCGTCCCGTTGCCGGCGACAATTGTGTTGTCTGCCGTAATGACTATTGGCTTGCGCTGGCCAAACATGCGCAAACTACCGGCAATTGCCTCTAGGTTTTTTGCGTCATGCGTGCGTGCGTTTTGTGGGTCAAATTTCAGCGTGTCTATTTTGACTTTGCTTACTTCCATGCGTAAACCTTTCCGTTTTATAGCCTAGCCCAAAACCAATAATTTCGCGGGTGTGTAAAGAACATTGCGCTCGGGGTGTTGGCTGCCGCGGTTTTGCAGTGTTTGTGCCCGCCCCCTCTCAAAGCCGGGCAGGGATAGGCGGGTATGGGCGTGTGTGCTGTGGTTATTGGTCTGCCTAATTAGGGCATAAAGAGTTTTGGCTAGCTATTAGTTAGCGGCCTGTTCCCCCGCCTTGAATTACAGCCTTTATGTGCAGGTGCTAGGGGCGAGGCAGGGTCTCCTGGTATTAGGTGGTCGGCAGTTATTTGTAGCCTGTCGGTAAACGGCTCTTTACAAATGTGGCAATGTGTTGCGTTTTGCCTCATCACCCTCGCCGCTGTTTTGTAAGCGGATGAGTAGAGCAAGCGTTTTCTTGCTTGGTGAACTGGGTCTTGGCTACGCTTCTTCTCCCTCTCCTGCTCGTATGTTTTACGACAGTCAGCACAATAGTCGCCTTTGTCTTTATGCAAGACTTGGCACTTTAGGCAGGGTCGCGGTAGCCGCATCTCCCTAGCCTATGCCATCCCCAAAAGTTGTAATACATCCCTCAGGGGGACAATTCGTCCTAAGCTGCCGTTGGTTTTGTTACTTACTATTGGCTGGGCCTTGACTGGGTAATCCCCCTCTCTCAAAAGTTTCTTTAGGGCGTCAGCCCTTACTACAAAAAAGCCAGTGTCGTCCGGTGTGGCAAAAGCCCAGAAGTCAGCCTTACTTATGTTTATCCCGCTTGGGCGTTTATCGCTTTGGTCTGGTTTAGAGAACTGGTAAGTCTCAATGTATAGGTTGCCAGTTTCAGCTATACGGCTGTCTGTCTTTACTTCTATGGTGCTTCCCTCTACAGCCTTTAGGAAGGTGTTTACCAGTTCTTCTCCTACCCTGCCTCGGCGGAAGTCTAAGTCAAAGTCTGGTTGGTAAGTCATTTGTCCGTTGAGTAAAAGCCCTTGCCATTGAACTTATAGCTCCGGAAGTTGTAGTCCCTAACCATAACCTCTTGGCACTTGATACATACAGGCGCTTTAGGCGTTTCTGTTATTGGCGCGGCTAGGGTCACTGTTTGCTCGCAGTTACCACATTTGTAGTCATAAGTTGCCATTAGAGCTTTATCACCTGGCCCGCAAAAGCTTGGTCTTTGTGTAGCTCAAAAGTAACTATGCCTACCGTTGAATCCTCGCCGTGCGACCTGCGATACCAATCTGAACCACGGTCTATAGTGCTACATTGCAACCAAAACTTAGAACCGTTACTGTCGTAGCGTTGGCCTAACTCCTCAACTCGTAAGTGGTGGAAGTGTCCGCTTACTAAAACATCGCAAGGTTGCACCCATTGGTTGCCAAAAGTTGAGTTAGCCCACCAGTTCTTTACGCCATCTGGCCTGTTTGCCTGGTGTCCGTGGACTACGCCTATTGTGTTTATGCCATACCTAAATGCAAAGCCTTCGTCATGTGGCTGTGGGATTAGGTAATCAACATCTAGGCCCAATTCTTTTGTTACCCTGCGCAGTTGTTGGAGTATTACCACGCCCCAATCGTCTAGGCCTGGCTTGCCTACTTGCATGCCCTTGAAGCGGTTTTGGCAATGGTTAGAGGCAACTGAGCCATAGGTAACGGGTGCGTATTTGTGTGCACGCTTTACCAGGTCGAGCATCAGCGTAATTCCGACGTCGACTTGTTGCATGGGCGACAAGTCGTTGCTCTCTAGTTGGTTATAGTTTGCTGCGCTACTAAATGATTCAATAAGGTCACCGACATCCATAATAAAAATACGCTCATACTTGCCGGTCTTTAGCTGCTCCTCGATGCGTGCGTAGCTGCGCATTACGTCTGCAATAAGTTGTTGCGTGCCCCCGCGACTACCTGTTTTGCCAACCTGTAGGTCTGCCGGGCAGATTACTAATGCTTTAGGGTTTGTTTTTGTTTCTTTGCGCTTGCCTGCGCCCTTGCGGGCTTCATGTAGTAACAATGGCAGGTCTAGCTCTGTATTGCGTTTCCTAAAGATAAACCGGTAAGACACAAGCCACTCGCCGCCCTCGCGTTGTTGCCAACGACTTGTCCGTATGGGCGGTATTACCTCAATGTCATTTGGGTCAATGCCTGCGCTTTGTAAAAACTCGTCAAAGTTTGCAGGTTGCTCTTTGTAGCCAGGTGTAGTGGCTTGACCTTCAAATCCATCAAACTCAATTGCAGGCGTAAAACCTGGTTGCGTTTGCAGCTTAGGTGCTGGCTCTAAGTTTTCTAACATTACTTATAGCAAGAGCAGAGCTCTCTCCTATGCCTTCCTATTGCCTCATTGGATAGTTGTATGCCACGCTGGCTAAGTGCCACAGACAAACCCTTGTCGCTCCATCTGTGTCTATCTGCAAGTGCCTCTAGCAAAATTGCTTTGTCCCCAGCCTCTAAGTCACTGAGTATTGAGTTTGTTTTACAGTTGCGCTTTTGTGCTACTGGTTCAAGACCCTCTAGCATTTTTCATCCCCTTCTCTAGTTCTGTCAATGCAAAATGTTTTGCCTTGGCAGCCGCCTCGTCAATTTCATCTTGACTAATCGGCTGGTTGAACTTAGTCAAGAGTAATTTAGCCATTTCAACATGTAGCGCCAACACGCCTAACTCAATGCCTTTACTGAGCAATAGCTTTGAGTGGTCGTTGACTGTGTCTTGGAATTGCCACAGCTTAATTAGGTCGTCTGCTTCGTAATTTTCCACTAGCTCATCCAATCTGGGTGGTGTTTGCGGATAATTTTTATGACGTCGTCAACTGGTATTGCATACTCAATAGCTCTAGGTCTAATCTCATCATGAATATCTTGCAGGGCCTTTTGGTAATCTCTGATGTCTGCTGCCCTCATTGAGGGATTGGGTCTGCCTTTTTCAACGCAATTGTCTATAACATCCCAAAAAAATGCTTCCCACTCTTGCAGCTCAAAATAGCCGCCTTTCAGAATGTCACCTTCATAGTCATAAGCTTCAACGGCCTCGTCATGTGTTTTACCAAAACCTAGGCTCCAAGCCGCATGTCTTCCCCTGAAATAGAAGTGTCTCCCGTCGTCAGTGTGCCCTTGAATTTGATTAGGGCACATTCCAAAATTGTGAGTAATTGTGTATTTAGTCATCAGATACTCAAATCGTTTTCATCAGCTATTAGCGCTTGCACAATGCGTTGCAAGGTTGCGCTTTGCCATGTGTGGTCAGTCAGCGCGGCCTCAATGTAGTTTGCTAGGTCTTCCCTTATGCAATCAAGGTCGGCAGACCAAACAAGATTTTTGTCTTTTAGTAATGCAGCAGCTTGCTTGAAGTCGGCGGCAACCCTTAGTTCTCTTCTAGTAGCCATTGCGTTAGCTCCGGGTTTTCTTTGAGAACCATGAGTATCGAGTTTTCCCAAATACTAATGAAGTGGTGTTCCCATTCTTCATACTCCACTTTTTTGGTAGGCGTTTCGTTTTGGAAAATAAACCGACAGGCGTGAAGTAACTCATGAAAGACTGTGGCTCTCTTTTTGCTCTCTCCAAGCTCTCGGTCAATGACGATAATGTTTCGGGAATCCTGTGTGTAACCTGCACTTGAATCGGCAAGTAGTGGGTCATCTTTCGAGGTGAGTTGAACGATGCGGTATTGCTGGAATCCAATTTTGACAACATCAGGACACCTTGACATTCTGTATTTCCTCTAGGCCGTCTTTTAGGTCATTGAGATAAATGTAATCACCTATCTCGTTGAAAGTTGAGTTCAAGTCTATGGCCTTCCAAAAGGCTTCCGCCTCTAGCCTTCGCCCTTCTTTTATGCCTGCCTCAAAGGCTGCCATGCAAGCTTTGTGGATTGTTTCTTGGAATTCGCTATTTGTCATTTTCTTCCCCTGCTCCTGTTTTTAGTAAAAGTATTGCTATAAGTAAAGTGTTTACCACTGACAAAATAAGTATGTATTCAATCATTGTGGCCGGCCTTGATTAGTTCAATGACATCAAGCCAGCTATCTCGGCCCTGCATTTTAGATTCAATAATCTTGATAATCCGCTCACGCTCTTCGTATGCGCCAAAGCGACGCATCCGGTCTAAGTCCACGTTGTAAATGGTTTGGAGTTGCTCAGTCATCTTCCACCTCATCTGCAACTTGTCTTAGTGGCTCTAGTGGCACATTTATACCGTGTGCCCGTTCGTTTTTTAGGTGTGTTTCTAGGCTTTTGATTTTCTCCAACCTAAACCCGCCCCACCGGCGGTCGTCTGTTTCAACAATGGGTGCGGTTAGTAGCCCCATCTCCTTGAACCTTTCAATTGCTTTAGCTGACTTGTCTAGCCGGCGTGTTTTGTAAATAATGCCACGCTTGTCAAACTCGCGTTTAGTTTGGGTGCACTGAACGCATGTGCCAGGTTGCAGTTCCCAAACGGTAATAGTCATCACAGCTTGGCCCCCGTCCTAAGTGCAATTTCCTTGCGCTCGTCTTTTATTACGTCAAGGCACTTGTCGTAGCCCTTACGCTCAACCTTGGTCATCTTTATGCGCTCAGCGTTTATTTGTGTGCGCATTGAAAGCCAAGTAGTTGCGTATTGTGCGCCCTCCTGTATGCCGTGCCTAAAGGCCTCGTCAAGTTCATACTCGAAAAGCCTGTCGGCAATCCAAAACTTTATGTCTCGCCAGGTTGCTCTCATGCGTTTTCTCCTAACAATTCTTTAGCTGCCCATCTCAATACTTCGGCAGTTTCTTTTAGGCCCTCATTGTGTTTTTGGTTGCTTAGTTCCTCTAGGGCTTCTATGCAAGCCTCAAACCCCCGGCTAAATTGCGCCATGCCGTAAAGGTCAATCTGGCGGTCGACTTGTTGTTTGAATTGCTCAACTGACATGTGCGTCCCTTTCAATTAGGTCAAGGACTAGGCCGAGTCCAAGGCCGCTATAGCCCTCGTCCCTTAGCCCAATCATGACATCGATAATTGACTGTGTGCAGTAAACCTTTTGCGCTAGCTCTTTTGGTAGGCAGGCGCTAGGTAGTTGTTCCTTTTCCATTTTTATCCCCTTCCTTTTGCGTGGTCACTAAACCAGTCGCACCATTTACAAATATGGCTAGTCAATTCTGGTCTTTTCTCTAGCAATGCATCTATAGCTCTGTTGTTGTCATCAGCTTCACCAAGTGCTTCATGCTCAACTGTCTCAATAATTTTGAGTATCGGTTTGCCAATCCAATATCCACTCATGTCAAGACAGCCTGTTACTAACTCGCCATCTTTTTCCCATGACATATGTATCTTTGCATTTCGGCTATAGCTAGCAATGCCGAATGATGTTTTTCCAATTGTTGCGGTTGTCATTTGTTTTCCCCTGTGTCGTAGTTGTCTTCGGAAAAGTTAAATCCAAAGTGCGCCATCAGTGCGCCAATAAAAAATGGTAAACAAAAAGCAAGTCCTAGTAAGTCCATTAGTTGTCCTTGCTCTCAAGCGAAACATCTAATCCATGAGTATTGAACCTTGATGCAATTGCCCAAAACTTTTCGCAGTTGAGTGTCGCTAGGTTTGTAAAAACATCAAGGGTGTTACTCCATCCACCATGAGTGTTGAAACGAACTTCGAACTTTGCCTCTGGCATCTCTGCCTTGAGTGCATCTCTAAGAGCCTTTGCTTGCTCTTTTCTAACCTGTGTCATGGCTTTTCTTGTCCTTTCTTGCCTTGTATCGAACTTATAGGCGGGGGGTGTCAATGCAAGCCCAAAAAGCGTGTTGTAACTAAATCGTTATCTTTGGGGTTATAGGTCAAAAATCCGTATAACTGCGCCTGTTTGGCGGGTATCGGCGTAATACTTGCGGGCCAAAATCTCGGTAATTTGGCTGTCATCGCCCCAAATAAGCCCTGACTGGCCTAT